CTTCTGGCCAGGCACGGTCGTACGCAACCAGCCAAGCAGAAAGCGCACGGCAGACTCGCGCATGTTCGCGGCCTCATCAAACACCAGCAGGTCATGCGGTCGGCCCTGATACTTCTTTTCATCGTCTGGGTTTGGGAACGATCCGAACTCGACCTGGATGGGCACGCCATCGACGCGCCTTGTCCGCCAGATATTGTCCTTGCCGTTGTAGCCATTGCGGCCACCAAGCAGTTCGGTGATGCGGTCCAGCACGCCAGTCAACTCGGTGCCGTTCAATCGAAAGATGCCGACCTTGCGATGGCTGGTCAATGCTTTGCCGCAGGCCAAGTCAGTCTTGCCACCACCCGCCGCGCCACCGTAGCCAATGATGTCGGCCTGGCTTTCGTACGCAATGGTCTGTGGCCCAGGCAATGGGCGCCACAAGGTCTTGTCGCTGGTCAGTAGTGAGTCGAGTTCTGCTCGCTCTTCATCGGTCAGATACGCCAGCAATGCTGGGTCAAACGCCGCCGCCATTCTTGGCTTTCCGCGCCTGGGCTGTGGCCAAGATCGCTTGCAGTTTGGCCGCTCGCTGGGTGTCGTCCATCGGCTCCATCAGTGGGTTGTCAGGGTCGCCAGCCAGGGTGGTGCGGTCACCGTACTTTTTCGGGTTCCACTTGGCCAACAACTTGAGGCGGTACTCTGCTCGATTGCGCAACCAGGTCACATGGGCGCCGTCGCGGTGTTTACTCCCGCCCTCTTTGGACCAGGACTCTGCATGCTCTGGCTCGGTGTCGATGATCTCAAGCGCCTCGTCCGCAATGGCGTCATGGCCCACATCGCGTGCGTGCGCGAAGCGTTGAGCAAAGTCCTTGTCTTTCTCAAGCCAAAGGTACACGGTTGAGTAGTGAATGCCATTCTCGCGGCACCACTGACGCAGGGTTTGACCTTGTGCAATCCACTCACAGATCGCATCGATCTTGTCCTGCGGCACAGGCTCTGGTGGCCTGCCAGTTGGTCGCTTTTCAGTCTTGGGTTTCATCGATGATTTTTTTCCATCTATCAGGGGTTTGTGCTCGTCGCTCGTACTTGCAAATTTTCTTGATGGTGCTCAAAGGGATGTCGAAGATTTTGGCCAGTTTGCGGTAGCCCACTTCCTCGTCTTCGTGCATGTCACGGATCTTGTCTATGACCTCATCCGGAAGGCGGGCATTGTGATGGGATGCGCCAATGCGGTATCCCTGTTCGTTTACTGCTACAAATTGCACGCGCTTCTTACCCTTCATCTCATGCCGTCAGGTACTGCTTAACGCTTCGGGGGTTTCTTGCCCTTGTCTTTGCCATAGCCCATGATGATCTCCTCGAGTGGTGTGCGATATTGCACAGGGTTGATTTTGCATCATCATTGAATTTTCCGCAACGATGTCACCGGTAATTTCGAGCGCCCAATTTATTTGTTGTGGGCTTATGTTCCATCCTTCACGCGTGCGATCGAGAATTTTTTTTGCTTGTTCGAGTGCTGTCATTTTTTTCTTCTTGTGTGTATCGAGGCCATCACGGCCTTGAGTTGTTCTACGGATTTGACGCCGCGTTTTTTTTCACGGGCATCGAGTTCTTCTCTGCGCTTCCACAGTGGCAATGTCAGCAAGTGCTTGGCTTCGCATTCAATCATCCATTCGCGTGACCATGAGCCAACGACACGCCCATCGTGGAGCGTGACATCGATCTCGTACTGCTCGCGTGGTGTCAATGCTTTTTCTCCATGGCCGACATGTGCTTAAACCAACCGTCGACGATCTCGATCGCTTCACGCATGACCATGTGCTCGAATGCGTGCTCGATCTTGCTCTCGCCGCTGTCGTCATCCCAGCCAATAGCGAATGAGCAAACGCCCATGCCTTCGGGTTGGCAAAAAAATCGCAACTCGGGTGCGCCTTCTTGGTTCTGTTGTTTCAACATAACGATTTGGCCATAACGGACCACATCAAATACTCGTGCAAATTTCATTTCAAACCTTTCAAATAAAAATATATTGCCACACCGATCAGTGCGACACCGATTCCTGCGCCGATCAATAGTTCACCGATCAGCATCATGATGTGCCCGATGTTCATCGCACATACTCCAGGCGGATGGTTCGATACACAACACCGTCGTGCCACTTCTTGTCTGACTCGATGTCATACAGTTCGATGATGTGCTCGGCCTCTGCAAACTTCATGCGCTGGTTGCGAATGCTGAACATGTAGATCAGCGGCGCCTTTTGCGTTGAGTAGGCCTCGATCAATTGAGGCAAGAGCAAGCGCTCTTTTTCTTTGATGTTGGCTGTGCCTTTGACATTGACCACGAAGGTTCGTTCATCACGCTGGATCACATAGTCAGGCATGTTGCGCAAGATGGGGTTGAGATTGTAGAAGGCGCCCACATTGGCAAACTTCTCATCAAAGCCCAGGCGCGTGCAGTTCCATCCATTGCGCTCGCACCATTGTTCAAACATCTCTTCGCCGATGTTGACACCGACGCCCTGCCTGTCCTGGTAGGTTTGGTCTGCATTGCCGTATGTCAAAACTTGCCTCCAATCTTCAATTCATTCAATCTGAAAAGTGTGTTCAATGAATCCTCCTGTTGTCTTCTGGTTGTGTTCAGTTGCATCTCATCGGTCAAGTTCAAGGCTTGGCCAATCACATTGAACTCTTCGCCTGTTGTGCCCCATTTGTTGGTGCGCTCGTGTCTGGCTTTGACTGACTTAATCGCGGCCAGTGATTGCTCCATGAGTTCGCGTGCCTCAACAGAATCGAAATGGTCACCGGACATCACATAGCCCCAGTTCAATCGAAAGCACACCGTGTTCCATGTGTACTCATCAGCGTCGCCGGTCTTGAACTTTTGCAACTCCATGTGCGGAATGAATTGCAGGTCGACTTCGGCCTCTTTGTTGTGGCGAAAAATCTTTGCCAACACGGGCAACGGCTTTGGCCTGTACTTGCTTCGCTTTCTCATGCGCGGCCTCTTGCCTCGATTTCATTGGCCACATCCATGCATGCATTGCGCCATGTCTGGTTCATGTTGGCTTGCGTGTTGGCCATCTCAACAGCAATTTTTTTGCAGGCCTCACGCTCTGCCAGCACTGCGGCCTCGATCGCTTCCTGGCTGGCTTCGATGATTGCGGCATCGTGCTTGAGCAAAATAAGTTTGATCATCTTCAGTGCATTGGCGCCCAGATGCTCTGCGGCTTTGTCGATGTTGCTCATAACTTGATGCCTCGCACCATGTGCTCTTGATCGATGCGCTTGCAATCGATCTCAGGCTTGTACGCTGGCCAGTGGCCTTCACGCACCATGTCGCAGTAGTGTTGCTCTGCCTTGATGGCATCGTCGTAGTCCATCTGGTTGACGAATGCAAATGCACCCAGTAGTGCAAGCCATATCAAAATTGTTTTGATCGTGCTCATGTTTTCTCCTTAGTCGTATTCACATTCACATGGACTGCATTCGCATGTTGGGCAGTAACCCCATGCCATAACAGCCTGCTTCAATTCAAAGTGGCACTCAGGACTTTCTGGGTTGCTTAGTACGCCAAATGCGGCCAATGCAACTCGCTCTCTCTTTGCGTTTTCGCGAACCCATGCATCCAGGTTTGCTTTGTCTCTGGCCATCAGGCTGTCAATTTGCTTTTGTTGTTCAGCGATAACTCGCTCAAGTGCTTCGCTCATGTTCTCTCCTTTGGCATTGCCATCTTGTCGCGTAACTCGTCCATCATTTTCCTGACCCTTGCTCTGTTGATTGCCATCTGCTCTTCAGAGATCTTGTGCTCCAGCTTCGGTGGTTCAGGCCTTGGCGCCATGCGGCACAGTTCTTTGAATTTGATGCAGTTGGGTACGCGTTCAGGCAAGTGCTCGAGTGCGTAGCCAATTGCCTCTGGCCACTTTGCAAAACCGCTGAGTTCATCAGCCCACACGATCTTGGCGTTCTCGATGCCTGCGTCGATCCCGTTGACCATGCCGGTGCCGTACTGGCCAAGGAACTCACGACCGTAGACACCTTGCATGCGGGCGAAGATCTTCTCAACCCAGGCGCTTGGTAGTGGCTGGTTCTGATTCATAAATTTCTCCTTCGATGATGTTGCCTTGGTATTCGTCATGCTTTGGTATCAGGCCGATCGACCTGGCCATCGCTTCGTTGTTGAGTTGGTGCTGAGTTTTCTGCGGGCCTTTGTCTGCTACCCAGTCGGCTTTGAACCCTGCCCATCCTCTTGCACAGCATTCGAGCAATGCCTTCTCCAACGACCAGCCTGCTTTGCGTGCCTCGCGCTCGATGCCTGAGATTGCCGCCGCTGTGACTGGTGCCTTCTTGGCTTTGCGAACTTGCAAGAAGTCAGACCAGGTTGCAGGTGACACGCCGTCAGGTGTGGCCAATGCTTTTACTATTGGTTGTTGTTTGTTGGTTGTTGTTTGTTGGTTGTTGTTTAGGCTTTTTTTGGGTTCAGCTTGGGTTTGGCTTGGGTTAGCGGTGGGTTTCCCATTGCTTTTCTTCGGCCTGCCGCCTAGCTTTCCGTTCGATCGTTGCTTGTCGATGTATGCGTGATAGTCCGCAATTTCAGCGTCAGCACGGTAGTTTCGGTACCCCTCATCGGTCAGATCAAAGAACTCTTTAAGCACTGATTCGACGACTTCAGAACCCATGCGTAACCGACGGGAAACCCAGTGGATATCGGTGGGTATTGGGGATTCGGTGTCGTAGTACAGGTCAAGCAAGCGACGGTATGTGATGTCTTCTTCGACAGTCAAATGCATCGTGTGCTTGATGTAGTCACCAATGTTGAAGTTGTAGTAGTGCATCACGCACCTGCCTTGGCCTGGTCAAGCAATGAGCGGATCGTGTCATCGCTTTTGACTTTGGCTTTGTTGGTGCATGCAACGCAGGCCGCGTTGATGGTGTACCTCAGTGTCTCGCCGCAGGCTTTGCAGGGTTTACCGGTGTACTTGCGCTCGCCGTTTTTGGCGGCATTGATACGGGGGGAATCCAATTTAACACTCCTCTTGGTTGATGGTTTTCTAATTCTAAACCAATACCAAGAGGATGTGTCAAGGATTTTTTTACAGGTCGGCTTCTTTCACAAAAACGCCGTCGATCATGCGACCTTTGCGGTCCTTGATTTCGTCGTATGCCATCTCGATGCAGGCCTCGATGCTGAACCCCATCTGCTCGGCCAGGATGGTGAGCACCACCACAGCGTCGCCGATGCCGTCCATCACCTTGACCGTGTCTTTGCGGGCCAGGCCTGCGGCCAACTCGCCGATCTCCTCGATCAGTTTGGTGAACTGCTTGTCGGTGGTACTGCCGGACACCAGGTTGCGCTGGTGCGCCCAGCCCCGAATGCGCACAAAGTCTTCATAGGTTTTCATGTTGCACCTCAAAATGGAATGTCGTCGTCCATGTCTGCCATGTCACCGGCAGGCTGTTGCGTTTGTTGCGTTTGTTGTGGCCGTGCTGGCGCGTCACCTTTTGGCGGTAGGTCCACCTGGTCCACAGACAGGCGCAGGCGCGTTTTTGGCGTGCCGTCCTTGGCCTTGTATTCCTCGAGTTTGATCGGGCCGCTGACGGTCACGCGCTGGCCTTTGGCAAGGTACGGTTGCAGGCTGGTTGCCCGCTTACCCCACAGTGCGCAGTCGACCCACATGGTTTCGGGTTTGTCTTTGGTGCCGATGGCCACGCCGATGGCAAAGTTCAGGATGTTGTCGCCGTTGTGCTGGCGCAGTTCGGGGTCACGCCCCAGGTTGCCGGTCAGTATTGCAATGTTCATTCGTTGGATTCCTTCGAAATTTGGACGCGTACGAAACCACCGATCTGCCCCGCGTCCACTCGTGCAGTCAGTGTTGTGAATTGTTTGTCGTTGATCTTGAGTGCATCAGCGACGCCATCGAGGCCAGACTTCATCCTGGCCACCAGGTTGTCTCGATCGTAACTGCGCCGGTCAGGCGGCACGAACTCGAGCACTAGGTGCAGGTTGCCAGCAGGCACCAGGTCAGTCCTGATGCGGTATTGCTCGAGCGTCAACGCCCAGCAGGCTTCGCGGTATGCCGCCTTAACCTTTGACACCTTGGCCCAGTGCAGGCGCTTGTTGGGTGACAGGTCCGAAGGTGGCCAACCCAGGATGAGTTCAATCATTGACTTCGCGCCCAAACACGATGTCGTGCGCAGTGATGTCGATGCCGCGCTCCCAGGCTAATTCTAGGAGGCGACGCTGTACGGCAGTCGGCACGATGCCAGACTTTTGCCAACGAGACACTGCGGCAGGATCGCGGTTGAGGGCGCGGGCGAGTTTTCGTACCCCGCCAAACATGTCGATGGCCAGTTCAACTGGCGATGTGTGATTGATGGTGTTGTTCATCCCTCAATGATGACACAGGCGCAACACCTTGTGAACCCTTGATTTACCTGGGCGGAACGAATACCCACATAAATCACTCGGATTAGGTATTGCGTTGTGGATATGTGTTGATGTAAGATCACCACATCGGACGAAAAAACGATACCGCATTCAGCACCGAGCGATGGCCACCTGGCCTGACAGAGTTAGCTAAATGGCCGTGACGACATTTTGGGAAAGATCCGGACGCAGGCTTATTAACCCAACGCCTGCACCCTTTAACTGTTTAGACGATGGAGAGAATCATGACTGCAATCAACACCACACCCGCTTCTGCTGACGAACTCGGCACACTGCTCGCCCAGATCGCCACGCTCACCAAGCAAGCCGACGCCCTCAAGGACGCCATGAAAGACCTGGCCAGCAACGGCGGTCCCACAGTATTCGAAGGCGCCCTGTTCAAGTCGACCTATGTTGAGGCTGACCGCGCTGTCACCGACTGGAAAAAGTTGGCCAAGGAGCAGGGCATCTCTGCCGACATCATCGCGTCGTACACCAGCACCACCGCTGTGTTCAGCATCAAGACCACGGCACGATGATTCAGTACGGCATCTTGGATGACGACGGCGCCGTGGTGCGCTGGGTCTGGGACAAGCCGTCCTACCCGCACATCACACGCAAAGTGCCTCGTCGCCGCAAACCCAAATTCGACATCAGCACCATACCAGACGCACCATTTTAAGGAGATCACCATGGATTCATACACAGCAACCGGCATCGCAGAAGGCTTCATCGAGGCCGATTCAGAGGACCAAGTCATCGAGGCTTGGCAGACATTGATTGACACAGGCTTGGCCTGGCAACTGCAAGGCTGGTTTGGCCGTCAGGCCAGCCGCTTGATCGAGGAAGGCATCTGCCTACCCGCCGAGCAAAGCCGCCTGCTACGGGCCGCAAAAGCCCTGGGCAAGATCGAATTCGTAACCGTCAAATAAGGAGCACATCATGGGTCAATATCACAAGGTCTACAACCTGGACAAACAAGAGTTCATCCACCCCCACCGCATCGACAACGGCCTGAAGTTGTACGAGCAGGTCGGCCACATCAGCACCACCAGCACCGCGTTGTTTGCACTGCTGGCCAACAGCAACGCACGGGGCGGCGGCGACTTT